TTGTTGACATCATAAATTCTACGCAGGGCGATTGGAAAGAGTACATCTTTTGCGGTGTTGGTATTGACAATTACTTAAACAGTTCGGGCGCACAATTGCAACTAAAAAAACAAATATTATTGCAATTAGCGCAGGATGGATTTAGTTCTATAACCGTTAATTTTAGCGATACTAATAGTTCAAATTTCGATGTCGATGCTATACGTAGTTAAGAATGGGCAAGGGATTTATGATGTTGCTATAATAGTTTATGGCGATGCGCAATATTCGGTTAAGTTATGCAGTGATAATGACCTAACAATAACCGATTCGATTGAGGGCCTTACACTGACTTTTGACCCATCAATCAAACGAAATGTTGATGCAGCAGCTATAAGGCAGCAGAACACACCAAAACAACCCGACAAGACCTATTACATTAGACAAACGCAATCGGTTTATGATTTAGCGTTGCAATTTGGTTATGGTCTTAACCGAGTGGCCGAATTTTGTCAACTTACTGGTTTAGATATTACATCGGTTTCTGTTGGTGGTAGTGAAATTCAAGTTACTAAAATACCTAATAACATTCCATTTAACACTATATTTGCAACTGAATCAGGAAGTGAAGCGGCAATAGTGCCTTACTTTATTTTGCTTGAGGATGGCTTTTATTTATTGCAAGAAGATGGATCTAAAATACAATTATAATGGCAGATGAAAAAATAAGTGCGTTAACAAGCGCGGGCGCATTAGCAGGCACAGAGCCTTTGCCTATTGTGCAAGGTGGTGTGACTAAAAAAACAACGGTGCAAGATGTGGCTAATTTAAAAGCTACACCCGACCTCCAACAAGTAACGGATGTAGGATTTACCACAACAAATAAATTGAAATCCGATAATGGCGCAGGAAGTTCATCAACCTTAAATAGTGGCACAATAGACTTAACAACTGGCGGGGCAACTGTAAACATTGATGCGGCATTGGTTACTACTGCTTACACAGCACAACTACCAGACAAGCTAACAAGCCCACAAACCTTTGCAATGTTAAGTGATATTACTGGTGGCGGCGATGCCTACCTTGCCAACGACCAAACATTTACGGGCGAAAATACATTTGCGATTGCGAGCGGCTCAAAAGAGCCTATAATTGTGACTAAAGGTGGTAATGGGGCAGCAATCAAAGTAACTAAATCAAGTGGCAGCGGTGATGCTATTGAGGTTGCAGCAGGTAGCGTGTCAATAGATGATGAAACAGCTTCAACGATTGCAAGTTTTGATGGAAGCAAACGCATTAAATCATTGGCAACAAGTACCTATCCATCGTTAACGGAATTAAGTTATGTTAAGGGCGTGACGAGTGCTATACAAACGCAGTTGAACGCATTGGCTAACACCTACTCAATAAATGTAATATCTCAAACATTATTAGCCCCAGCAGATGCAACATCATACCACTTTGGGCTATCAATTGAAATTCCTGCAACAACAACTTTGAGGCGTGAGTTTAAGTTTCCACAAGCAGGTACTATGACTGCGTTTTCATTTAATTTATTGCAGTCAACAAATGGAAGTAATCAAACTTGTACTTTATACCTTAGAAATACAACAACATCAACAGATTACACGATTGGCACATTTACATCTGACTTCGGTCTTAATGGGGCATTAAATACATTGTTTAGCGGATTGTCAATAGCGGTAAACACAACTGATAATTGGGTTGTAAAAATATTAACACCAACTTGGGGAACAAACCCCACAAATTGGATTCCAGTAGGCATAATCTCAATAACTACATAAACAATGACTATAACATTTAAACAACAAGGCGATGGGCGTAAGTCGTGGATAATAGACCAAACAGAAATCGTTTACGAAAGCCCAACAAATAAAATACACAATGAGCAGTTGCAACAAATCTTGAAAGACAATGACTATCTATCCATTGGAGAGGTTTCAATGTGGGTAAACGATGTTGATTTTGGAGCAGAGGCGCAGAGCATCATTGATTGGTGGACTACAACTTGCAAGTTAGTTTCAAAATATGTAGATTTAAACCCCGAAGAAGAAGACTGCGTTCAATTCTTATCAACCTTACCAACATTTCCTTTATGATACATCAAGAACATCCCGACAATAGCATATTAGTAATCATTACATCGGTTATCATTCAAGCAGGAGTGTGGACTTCAGATTGGTTTGGGAATGTAAACCTAACTGGCATCTATGACACTATTTACGATGCAGCAAAGTTAGGCGCATTAATAGTTTCGATGTGGGCATCTTACCGAGTTGCGAAAAAAAACAAGAAAGATGAGTAATGAGGATGCAGCCAATATTCCTCCATTAATAACTGTTGGCGCACTTGTGATTGCATTTATATTGCTGATGATTTACCAATATCGGCTGCAAGTTAAAATGGTGGCAATGTCTATTAGAGGCGGTGTTATAGCGTTGTTGGTAATGCTTGGCATTATAGATGAATAAACAAAGCCCTCACATTTCTGCAAGGGCTATGACCTTATAACTAACACTGAACGAGGGTAAAGATAGAAAAAAGAATTATTAAAACAAAGTGGGTTTAGATTCTCTTAATTTTAATCTTTGTTGAGCATATTCACATTGCGCTTTAGATAATTCACTTCCTAAATATCTTCTATTTTCAATAATACACGCTTCAGCAGTTGTGCCAGTACCCATAAAACTATCGTAAATTAAATCATTTGGCTTTGTGTATAGTAGTATCAAGTTCCGAACAAATTCACTACTAAAAGTGGCTTTGTTTAAATCGTTACTGCCATCATTATTTTTTGCATCAATAAAGTTAAATATATTTTCGTAATATTTCTGACCAGTACTATTAATGCTTGTTACTTCCTTATTCATAAAAAATGTATCAAGTTCATTTTTACGAGCAAATACAAATACAAATTCGCAAATTCTTGTTAATTTATTATGACTTGTATTATTTGGTATTGCACTATCTTTTTTCCAAATAATTGTATCGGCAGTTGTGAAATTTGTGCGGTTAATTATTTCAGCCACAAACTTCCAAATCAAATCCGTATTCTCACTTGAATAACTGATATTGTATAACACGCTTCCGTTTGCCTTTAATATCTTATCGTAACCATTAAATAAAGCCACACTCCAATCCAAGTATTCGGCATCGGTTTTATTATCCAAATGTATGTCATACCTTGCTTCATTTTCTTTTCTTGCTCTTTCTGAATTTGATACTCTTGATGTATTGTAAGGCGGTGATGTTATAATAGCATCAATTTTGCAATCTAATTTTTGCATTGTTTGTAAGCAATCTTCATTAAATATTTTGTTCATTGTTAGTTAATTAAAAAAGCCCCAATCAATGCGGTAGGAGTCGCACCAATCAAGGCTTCTGTTAATAATTTCTTTTCGTTGCTCCTACACAACGTGGCAAAGATACTAATTTATTTCAAACCCACAACAAGCCAAAGAATAAACATAGCCCCACCAACACACCACGCTGCAACCTTTCCTTTGCGTTGTTGTTTAGTTTCCTGCTTACTAACTGCTAACAAGGTGCTATCGGTTACGTTTTCGGACTTGTAAGCAACAATTAAGCTATCCTTAACAGTTGAAACAGAATCACACAATTGAAACGCAGTAAATAAGGCTGCATAACTTGAATCTTTTACGTTAATAATCTCATCACACAACACAAAGACTGTGTCACAATCTTTTGGTAGTCTGTCACGCAGTTTCTTCATTAATGCTATGTTAGTGTTGCTCAAAGATAATTCACGCTGCCTAATTGAATCTTTTGCGTTTATTGAAACCTGCAGTCTTCGGGTTGCTGATTCTAACTGATTTAATAAAATTGCTTGTTCAATTCCGAATTGTTTTTTCATCATTTCGGTTTCGGTCTTGTAATCGAATGGGATTACTTTCGGTTGTTCTTTGGCGCACTTACTTAACGCTATTACTAACAATAAGCATAGGACTGCGAATGTTATTATTTGGTGGTGTGGTTTCATATTGTTTCCATTTTTAGCACCCATCCCCATCAAGTGTAGGAGTAGTCGTAGGTGTTTCTGTTGTGAATTTAGTTAAGAATTTAGTATTAATTAGCAAGAATGTCGCAGCCAAACCGCCCCAAAATGCTTGCTTCAGAGTAATTAAACCTTGACTTTCTGCTAACGCTAACGATGTTTGAATAAATGGCAACAACACATAAATTAAGTAGTCTGCAATCTTCTTTAACTGGCGATTGTCTGGGCTGCGGTACTTCTGTTTTAGATTCATATTTTTTGTGTTGTATATGCGATATTAGTATCGTGTATAAGGTAGTTATGCACAAGTTTAACAAAACAAGTCAACTATTTTTCTTTCAACAGTAACAATAGTATCATTATGACTTGACCCGTGTGCAACAAGTAATACTTCCACCAATTCAAAACCATATTTTTTGCCTATTCCGTTACTACTCCAACCACAAGTAATAACAATAGAATTGGGTTTGCTAACTCTTGAGATTTCTTTTTTGAAATTAGTTAAAAAACCAGAATTAGTATCGTGCATTGTTACTGTTTTTTTTAGTTTTTTATAACATTCAGCAACTTGCCTACCTGAATATGGCGGGTCAAATAATATCATATCGACACTATTATTATTAAATGTTTTTAAAAAATCACTTGCTTCTAAATTAAAATCTGTTTTGTAATCAACATCTAAATCATTAGAGATATATTGATTATTTATTAAATAATTTTTAATACTTCCCTCGTTTGCAAATGGGTCTATTATTATTTTTTTATTTTTAGAATATTTAATTATTAAATCTCTAATTGCTTTTATTTTAAAAGTGCGTGAATTAGGCATTTCCCAAATGCGATTTATTAAAACCTGTGCATAACACTCGCTATAAGTAATGGCGGGTGTAGTGGGTGTATTATCGTTTGTGCTTTCTATTGTCATTATTGATTTGTTCTTTGTTTGCTATTTTTTCCATATCAATTAATTATTTCCCACTCAAATTTACCTTTTAAATTCCATTCCACCAAAGGCATTATCAAATCGTTTTTATCTTTCCTGCGAAAATAAACGTGGTCAATCTTTCGACCACCGATTGCGATAAAATCAATCTTGCTGAATGTGATTACCTCTGTGCCATTCGTGTAGCGTGTGCCTCGTGTCATACTATTGTCATTTTCCAGTTGGTTAACTCATAGTGAGGTCGGTCGGCAAAGTTCTTAAAGTTACCGCCCCAAGTTAACTTGTTTGATGCTACTTGCAATAGTTCCCAAAATTCTTTGAAATGTTTTGGCGAGTAGTCAAGTTCACGTTTACCAACTTTTACGAATGCTATGTCAAAGGCACGTGATGGGTAGTAATTATGGGCGCTCTGGCCCCCACGACTATTAGTTATCTTCGGGCGCTTTCTAAAATAAGCCTCCTGCATTGCGTTGTTCCGGTAAGTGCAAACAATTATCACGTGAACATCGTTGTGTGTTGCGTTGAATTGCGCTTCTGCTTTCTTATAAGCGTGAGCTAATGTAGGGTGTAGGTCTTCGAGCAAACGTGACTCGAATGGTTGTGTTTCATCTTTTGGTTTCATATTTTTATTGTTTAAATTGCAATAGCACTCGTGTATATCGTTAGAGCCATAACACGCACAACTATTTATTAAAGTTTTCTTCATAATACTCTTGAGCATTGTAATCTTTCGGCATAATAGCCCTTGAATAGCCTACGTGATAGGCTTCTAATATCTGATGTTTTTCAATTGCTTTGGCTAATTTCAGCAACTCTTTAGGAATATCTAACTCATTAGCTAACCAATCAACTGCGCTTATCTGTTTTGTGGGCATCTTATTTTATTTTTAAGTTGTTTATCTGAATCTCAATAGGCACCTCAACACCCCTTACACCATCTTTCTCGGCGTAGGGAAATAATTGGTAGCCAATCGGAAAACAACGCTTTGGAGCAACTCTAAATGCATACTTGTCATTGGCTTTGCACTCAATGTAATATCCCCATTGCAATACAACTGATACTATTTCGCCTATCTCGAATCTTCCTAAACGCTGGATGACTCTTTTGCCATTGATATACGCATAGAAATAAAGCACAATGTAGGTGTCTTCTTTTCTGATGCCTAAACGGATGCTATTGTAGTGATGCCAACCCCTTGAAAAGCCGATAACCTTTTGAACTCCGTGAGATTTCTCAAGGTCTGGAACAATGATGTCGCAGGTTAGCTTGGTCGGTTTGTATAGTAACCTCATTTTTTCATCCATTGTTGCATAAATCCTGCGCCGCACACCGCACTTGTAAGGGAGGCGAAAAAGGATAGGGTAAAGGTTATGAATTCTGAATTGTCATAGTTTACACCAGTCATAGCAAATTTTACTGCCCAAAATGACATAAAAAGGGCTGATATAGCCCATAGGATTAATGATGCTTTTGTTTTCATAGTTTATAAATTTTCAGGATCTAATTCCTCGTTTAATAATTGTTCTAATTTCGGGCTTAAGTGTACCGGTATCTTACCGTTAGTGATGTCAGTTAGCACCCAACCGCCACGAATTCCGTTTTCGCGGTCAGTTTGTTCGTATTCCCAATGCAAAGTTAATGTAGTTTCCATAATGTTTATATTTTATTTTGGGCAAAGATATAAAAAAATAATTACGTGCAAATATTTTTTTATTTAAAATTTAATTGTATGTTTGCCGAAACTTTTAAAACTAACAATATGAAACAAAAAACATTTACATTAGAATTTAGTGAACAACAACAAAAATGGCATTACAATTATGGAGAAGTAAAGCCTAATACTCATGGATGGGTAACGGTATTTGAAAATTGCACTGATTTAGAATATTTAATAATTCAGTCATATTTAAATAGATTAAACAAAGAAAAATATAGTATAGGTTACATTAAACAATCAATTGAAGAATTAAAACAATTTATGAGCAATTTAATGGAGTATAATATTACTATTTATAAAACCTCAACTAATAACTAACAATATGAAAACACTAATCCAACGCTTACTATTCGGTTACCGAACTAATCCGAACGCGTACACTCCTAAAGGTGGCGCAGTATTAACCCAAAAAGGTGGCAATGCAGAGGCCATACATTCTGCACTGGTATTAATGCAATATAATATACGCAATGCCGAAAGAATCAATTAAGACACGCAACAGAAAGATAGCACGCTATATTAGTGATGCCTACGTTAATGTCATTAAACC